GGCAAAGTCGTGTAACCTTCGGTGGTAACCGGAAAGACTAATTTTTTAGCTTTCTCCCCATCGAATTAAATTTTAACAACCTTTAACAAAAGGACTAACGATGGCAAATAAAGATGCGGCTTTCGGGTTTAGACCCGTAAGACATTTAACTGGTGGCGATCTTCAAGCGAATGAATACACTATTGCCGCGAATCTAGGTCATGATATATTTCATGGTCAATGTGTCAAAGCTGTAACTGCTGGTGGTATTGAACGAGCAGATGCAGGTGACGTGATTCTAGGTGTTTTTGGTGGCTGTTTTTTCACAGATCCAACTACTAGTAAACCGACATTTAGTAACAACTATCCAGCAAGCACAAATGCTTCTGATATTGTTGCACTTGTTTACGACGATCCAAGAATCGTCTTCGAAGTCCAGCATGATGGTACAGGCACAGCGGCAATGAATTTTGCGGCTTTTGATTTTGTAGGTCAAGCAGGAAGTTCTGCTACAGGTAGATCAACTCAAGAGTTAGATACTTCTACAGCAGGTACATCTGGACAATTTAAACAAATAGGTATTTCCAAGGATCCCGACAACAGTGATACGAGTTCAGCAAACGTTAACGTTTACGTAATTCCAAACACTGCGGAGCATTCTTACTTACTAACAACAGCGTTAAGCTAATAGGAGTCTAATATGCCAATATCAAGAAATCAACTGGTAAAGGAACTAGAACCCGGCCTTAACGCCTTGTTCGGTTTGGAATATGCCAGATACGAAAATCAACACGAAGCTATCTATGATATAGAAACTTCGGACAGAGCTTTTGAAGAAGAAGTAATGTTATCCGGTTTCGGTTCTGCGCAGGTAAAGCCAGAAGGTACGTCAGTTAACTTTGACGATGCTACTGAGTCTTTCACTGCTCGTTACACACACGAAACTATAGCACTTGCTTTCGCGATTACTGAAGAAGCTGTAGAGGATAACCTTTACGACAGAATCAGCTCTCGTTACACAAAAGCACTTGCTCGTTCAATGAGTAACACCAAACAAGTAAAAGCGGCTAACGTATTAAACAATGCGTTTGATTCATCTTTTACAGGCGGTGATGGAGTAGAACTATGTTCTGATGCTCACCCGTCAACTGGTGGGAACATTAGAAATGAGTTGTCAACTGCTTCTGATTTGAATGAAACTTCACTAGAACAAGCGTTGATCGATATTTCATTGTTAACTGACGATAGAGGATTAAAAATCGCTCTTAACGGAAGAAAACTAATTATACCGGTACAACTACAGTTCGTAGCTGAAAGATTGATGAAATCAAATCTAAGAACAGCAACTGCTGACAACGACATTAATGCTGTGGCAAGCATGGGTATGCTACCAGAAGGTTATGTAGTGAATAACTACTTAACTGATACTGATGCATTCTTCATTAAAACTGATGCGCCAAACGGCATGAAGATGTTCCAAAGAGCACCTATCACTACTAAGATGGAAGGTGACTTTGAAACTGGAAACGTAAAATACAAAGCAAGAGAGAGATACTCTTTTGGTTTCTCTGACTTCAGAGGTATTTTCGGATCTCCGGGAGCATAAAACTAATTAACGTGGGGGGCATGCCCCCCACAACAACTAGGATAAACTTATCATGCCGACTGCCCTAGCAGACGCTCGTAGAGACGGTATGATGAAAACTACGAGGTAAGAATGGCTAATTCAACTTTTAGTGGTCCGGTAAGATCAGAGGGTGGCTTTAACGTAATTAATAAAGCTACTGACACTGGTGTTGTTACAGAAACAGGTTTTTCTGTAAACTCTACTGGCCAACTAGTTTCTATGGGAACTAGAAAAATACAATCATTTGCAGGTTCACTAGCGGCTACTAACGCGGCATCGACTGCATACGGAGACGGTGACGTACTTGTAGAGCTTGGTGCATTAAATACAGACGCACCAGACGGACTAGTAACACCTACTAAATTTTTTATTCACAGAGCATTAATTGGTATTACAACTGCGGCAGGAGAAACTCTTGTTGGTGGTTTATCATTAAGTGCAACTTCTGGTACAGCTACTAACTCAGCAGTTTCTTCTGGAACTGAAATCGTTGGTGCTGGTGTAACATCTTTTAACGAACAGTTAAGTGCTACACAATCAATCACAGAAATTGACGTGAACTTTAACGATACTGCTGGTAACTATCACATATTCGTTCCAAACGTTACAGCGGCGATTGCTAGTAAAAACTTATATGCTTTTTCTACAACTGCGGTAAATGCTGATATAACTGCTGGAAGATTTACAGTGGAGTTAGAATACTCAGTATTTTAATAATTAGTGGGGCTACGGCCCCACAGTTTCTTGATTAAGGAGGGAAACAAATGGCAGATACAGTTACAGGACCTACAATCCTACAACAAAACGAAAAAAGAGTTACTATAAAAATAGTAGTTGAGTCAGACGGAACAGGCGGCACAACAGTTTTTGGTGATGTTTCAGCACTAGATGCAAACAACCAAGGCACCGCAGTATCAAGTTTATCATTACAAAGAGTATGGTGGTCATGCGCTAATGGTGATGGAGGAGATGCATTCGCAAGATTAGATTACGAAGACTCTGACGGTGACATCCCTATCATAACTTTAATTGATTCTGGATATTGGGATTTTAGAGAATTTGGTGGCATACCAGCTAATACTAGTTCTAACTCAAATGAAAATGATGTGAACTTTGTAGTAGCGGCGGCGGCTGACTCTGGCAACACATATACTTGTATTGCAGAGTTTCTCAAAAACTATTAATGATATCTAGATCATCCATCCCTCAACAAATATCGAAGGCTGGATTTAAAGTTAAACGTTCTTCGAAGAAAAAGAAGAAAAAGAAAAGGGTGAAAAATGGCAACGTCAGGTACAAATAGCTTTAATTTAGACGTCGATCAAGTAATTGAAGAGGCGTTTGAAAGATGTGGTTTATATTCTAGGTCTGGTTACGATATAAAAAGTGCCAGACGTTCACTTAATATTATGTTGGCTGAATGGGCTAACAGAGGTATTAATCTGTGGACGGTTGAACTTAGAACACAAACACTAACAGCTAGTACAACAAGTTATACATTAGATACAGATTTAGTTGATGTGCTAGAGGCTGTAATTACAGAAGCGTCTGATGCTAATACAGATATTGAAATAGATAGAATTAGCAGAGCGGAATATTTAAACATATCACAGAAGTCTCAAACAGGAACACCTGTGCAATACTTTTTGCAAAGAGATACTTCTGCTCCTACATTGTTTTTATATCCTACACCAGATGCGGCAGATACATTTAAGTATTATGGTCTAACAAAGATACAGGATGCTGGTGATTACAATGATCAATTAGAAGTGCCAACTAGATTTATACCATGCTTAACTTCTGGTTTAGCATACTATGTGTCAATTAAAAAAGCACCAGAGAGAACAGCATTACTAAAACAGTTGTATGAAGAAGAATGGCAACGTGCATCTGAAGAAGATAGACCACGTTCTAGTTTCTTTATTACACCAGAGAGAGGTTACATTTAATGGCTAAAGCTTCTGGTAAATACGCACAAGCAATATCTGATAGAAGTGGTATGGCTTTTCCGTACAGAGAAATGTTAAAAGAATGGAACGGATCTCTTGTACACAAGTCTGAGTTTGAAGCAAAACACCCACAGCTTGAAAGACAAAGACATGCAAGTGATGCACAATCATTAGATGATGCTAGACCAAAAAGAAACGAACCAATGACAGTGTTTCTTGGTGGTAAAGGCTTTACAGAAAATACAGGATCAATGAATCCTGTTGACAGAAAACCTACAATCTTTGCATCGTATGTTGGTGCAGTAACAGTGAGTATATCATGACAGTAAGTTATTCAGAACTAGTTACACAGATTAGAGCGTATACAGAAGTAGATAGCTCTGTATTATCTGACACTATAGTAAATGATTTTATTGAGTTTGCTGAAAATAGAATATTTAGAGATGTTGATATTGATGTATTTAAATCACATCAAACAGCAAATCTAACAGCAAGTAACCCTTTTTTATCTCTACCGGGTGGCAGTTCACCTACACCTACATCTCTTGGCACCGTTAGATATATGCAAATATTTGCACCCTCTGGCACGCCAACAAGAGAGTATCTAGAGCAGAGAGACATAAGTTACATGAATGAATATTGGCCGGATAGAACGGCTACAGGGACACCGAGGTATTGGGCATGGTGGGATCACAACACAATTTATGTTGCGCCTACACCCGATCTAGCTTATAACGTTGAGTTAGGTATTACTAGATTACCAACAAGACTGTCTAGTTCAAACACTACCTCGTGGTTAGGTAATAATGCTCCGGCGGCATTACTATACGCAAGTCTTGCAGAGGCTTTTAAGTTTTTAAAAGGACCTCCAGATATGCTACAAACATATGAACAATCATATCAACGGGCTCTTCAAGAGTTGGTCATAGAGCAACAAGGAAGACACCGAAGAGATGAATACATGCAGGGGGCGTTAAGAACTCCTCTGCAATCAAGAAACCCATAGGAGGATAAAACATGGCTATAACTCAAGCTGTATGTACAAGCTTCAAACAAGAATTATTACAAGGTACGCACGACTTTACAGCGACAACCGGTGATACTTTTAAGATTGCGTTGTACACAAGTTCTGCTTCTCTGGATGCAACGACAACCGCTTTTAGCACAACTAACGAAGTTTCTAACTCTGGAACTTATACTTCCGGTGGGGGAACTTTAACTAGCGTAACTCCAACAACTTCTGGAACTACAGCTATTTGTGATTTCGCTGATGTATCTTTCACATCTGCTACTATCACAGCTAGAGGTGCTTTAATTTACAATAGCTCTGACTCTAATAAAGCAGTTGCTGTTTTAGATTTTGGTGGTGACAAGACATCTACGAGTGGAACGTTTACTATACAGTTTCCTACAGCAGATGCTAGTAACGCTATACTAAGATTAGCATAGGAGATATAGATGGCATTAGTCATTAATGACCGTGTAAAAGAAACCACGACTACCACAGGTACGGGTGCTGTTTCTTTAGGTGGTGCTGTAACTGGTTTTGAAACCTTTGCGGCTGGTATTGGTAATTCTAATACAGTTTATTATTGTATTGCACACCAAGACCAAGCAGAGTTTGAAGTTGGTTTAGGAACACTTGACGGAGACAGTTCTGATCTAACAAGAACAACAGTTATATCTAGTTCTAACAGTGATAGCGCTGTTGATTTTAGTGCTGGTACAAAAGATGTATTTTGTACAATACCAGCTAGTAAGATGGTATTTGAAGATGGAAGTAACGATGTAACAATAGGTCGTAACTTAACTGTCACTGGTGATTTAACAATTTCTGGTGATGACTTAACTATGGCAACCAATACTAGTGGTGCGGCTCTTATTGGTGATGGTTCAAACTTTAATCCTGTAGTTATATCTGGTGATGTTAGTATAGCTACAAACGGAGCGGCGTCATTAGCGGCGGCACAAACAAATATTACATCAATTTTAGCAACAGACGTTAAGATTGGTGAAGATAATGAAACTAAAATAGATTTTGAAACTGCTGATGAAATACATTTTTACGCGGCAAATGCAGAGCAAGTATTCGTATCAGACGGAGTGTTTGGTCCACAAACAGATAGTGATGTTGACTTAGGAACTAACTCTGTAAGATTTAAAGATGCTTATGTAGATTCAGTTACAGTAACTGGTGATGTAAGTGTAGGTGATGATCTTACTGTTAATGGTGGTGTTGTAGAAGTAAAAAACACAGGCGCACAATCTGTTGTAAGATTTTATTGTGAATCATCAAACGCTCACTATGCACAGATACAAGCACCAGCACACTCTGATTTTTCTGGTAATACGACATTAACT